ATCAACCGTCTCACGCGCAACAATGCTAGGCCTAAAAGAAGTTTCATTGCGAGCTGAAGCGATGTCTGTGAAAAAGCGTTTGACATAATTCCTCTTTATGTATTGGAGATATTCAGGACCTGTTAAATAATTATTACGAAACCATCCCTTAAGATCAAGAGACTTCATGTCTTCATCAAACAAAGGCCTCACTCCAGCCAATTCCCTAGTTGGAGTGATAGCTTTGACTTTGTTAATAACATGTGGAACAAAAATGGGATACAAACGATAAAGGTGTACTTTCTCAACGGAACCATCTTCATGCTGCTTAACCCTATATAAGTGAAAAGGGTGTTTCTCTGTGATGTAACCATTGTCATAATATTCATCCAACGACTTCAAAACCTTGTCACGAGAAAGCTTAAGATCAGTAGAACCCTCTACCCAACAAGGATCCTCGTGAAACAAAGCGTCCGGGTTAAGTTCAAGCTCCCAAAATGTTATCTCTCTATCATGAGAACCATACATTCGCCGAAGCAACGCAGAATAACACTTATCGTCGGCACACAGTTCTCTCAACATCCCAACACGAGTGTTAGTATTAAGCCAAACCATGCCACACGTCTTGTAACTAGAAACCAATCCCTCAGACTTCATAAGCACGGGCATTTGAGGACATATAGACAAAGTGTCCTTGTCTTCCAAGTGCGCTTTTGTAGCTGGCGCAGAGTTATCTATCAACATCATGAAATAAGAAAGAAAAGCAGCCGGCTGTTGTGAAAATTGTGGGTTCTGAGCATAAGCATCTTCTAAAGTGATGGAAATAGAATTCATGTCATTTTGATCATAATCACTACCAAAATTCTTAGTGCAAGAATGTTTGGCCACTTCAGCTAAAGTCATGGGCTTGCCGTCATTAACAGCAATAGCCCCGGAATCAAAACCTTCAAGGTGTTGAGAAAGCAAACCGGGGTCGCTCATGATTTTAACAACTTCAGCTACAAGAGCCATAGTAGTATAAGCAATAGAAATGCTCTTACCACAACCACCTGAGCCATAGAGGCTATTAACAAAAGGTGACGCACCTCTAAGGCTCCTAGAACCTTTTTGAAGCTCGACCAAATTTTTGTTAAAGGTGGAAATGATATTCTTGACTTCAATGCTAATGGCGGGGCCACGCAAATACTGGTACTTAGAAACATTCATTTTCTCAAACTTGATGTACTCAATAAAGCTATAAGCGTTGGTAATAAAACAATCGTTGAACTTAATGTCATGCTTCTGGGACAAATTGCACAACTCCGTACAATCCCTATAATTAAGCATCATTTCGTTGTAACCATTACTATTAATGAGGTTGGAAATTCTACGAACTTCCCTGACACCAGGCGAAATCCCTTGCCCAACAACCGACCTGAACAACATGGTCGTGACAGAAACTCCTATAGTGGCAATAAGTGTTGCAATAGTTGTTTCACTAGACAACTTGTTCACAATCTCATTAACGGCTGTTCCAAAAACACTGGATGTAATCTGTGGTGTTTCTTTAGGCCAAAATCTACGTATAGACGCTGCAAGAGCTGAAAAAGTAAGAGCTTTAACAACGCCATTAACATGAGAATCAGAAAAAAGTTCCTGAAAAAGATTGCCACAAGTCTCAGATGCACTGTCAGGAACTATGCTAAGAAGTTTGGCAACAATCTCGTCTAACCTGTCAAACGTCCCACCAATGGCGTCAGAACTTTCAATGGCCTTAGTCTTAAGATTAAAAGCCATACGGGCGCCCTTATCCAAAAGCTTCTTAACCGAATCACGCAACCTAGCGCCATAAAAACGAAGGCCATGATCAAAGCCAGC